GCAAAAAAGAAAAGAAGGGTAAGAGTACCTCAACCGCACATAGGTGCGCGGGGAGAAATTTTCAAACCGTGGCAAATTTGCACAAACCATATTTGATTTACAAGTATGGCATCAAACCCATTGTTCGACAGACGTGGTGGTGGTGAGCAAGGTGTGAGTGGCAACAACGGCAGTTCCATGGGGCGCACCGTTAAGCCAGCATTCCAGGGGGATGATTTCTTTGGAATAGCCTCTGCACTGGAGATGAACCCAAACATGGGTGTAAACGACATGATGCTTGTTGGTCGGGACAAGCTGATGTCGGGGAAGCAGCAGGCAAACCCCGGCCTAGTAGGATGGCAGCACGATATGCAGCGCAACCTAGCTACAGACGCATCGGCCTGGGTCGTACGCAAGGAAATACGAGATCTAGCTGGCCTTCTACCTGACAACCCCAACGATGACACAGCGAGACTAGAGACCGTGGTCACGTTCACATACCAGGTCGAACCTGTTAACCAGCGGGCTGATCGATCACACCGCCGCGATGTGGCTGTGCAATACAAAGCCCCCTCGGTAGGCGATGGTACAGTCATCCAGTTCGCTAAATCCACTAAAGAGTTGCACTACAAGGCGAGCGCAGCTACGGTGTCATCCGCCGCTATAGGGTATGCTCAGCAGGTGAATTCCTATTCCCGGATTGGCATCTCTGGTGACATGGGCCTGGCAATGGAGGTTGGTCGTGGACCGGATATGCTGGGTGTGTTCACGGTGATGTGGCTGTTGCAACTCGATGTGGCGGGTGGAGCACGTGTAGAGCTCGGCATAGACGCGAATGATATGCGCGTGCTAGTGCCATCATCAGTGTCACCCCTGGACGAAGCTGACGCAATGAAGGCAGTGCCCGGCATCAGGCTTCATTCAGACGCCCTCGACCCTCTAGCATACCGGCTGCTGTACACTGCGACGCACCGATCAGCCCTTGGCGCCGCATCTCCGTGGGTCAACAGGTATCGCTGGCCAACCACACCGCTAACTGTGTATAGCGGCGCACTAAACCCGGGACCGTATATGCAAGCATTCAATGGTAGGCCTGCAGCTGCACAGCTAGCCGGGCAGATTGTTAACATTGCGAACACGTATGACCTGCGTGACACGTGCAGTCGTGCTTACAGCATCGCATTCTCTCTTTACGGTGATCGCTGTGTGAACAGGAATTTCCGCCTGCACTGCGGTAGGCAGACACTGTTCCATGAAATCAGTAATGGGCAGAGCAAAGCACAGGTGCCTCAAATGTGTTGGGCCCTCGGTAGTTACCAGCTGCCCATGGCGGCAAAGTTCAACGGGTATGCGAACGCAGAGTACATGCGCGACCTGTGCCGCTCTACGATAACCGCTGGCTTGCGCATCAGGGACCGTGACGCTGTCCGACGGGCCGTTGACCAAATCGATGTGCATGCCCTCAAAACTGTGCAGCAACGCTTTGAGGAAGGGCAGCAACTAACGGGTGCGCTACCAATAGACTACAGGCATTATGTTAAGCATGGCATCCGACGTGCTTGGGTCGTTCGAGGTATCTTGCACAACCTCTCACTTGGCCGTGCTGTGCCAGCAGCGATCAGCGGCTCAGCAGTCAAACAATTACGCATGCCAAGTGAAGCAGAACTAGCGGACACTGACGTGCTGGCGTATGGGAAAGAGCGTGCAGAGTCAGAAGCAAATGCGTGGCTCATAAATGAGCTGATACGAAACGGTGGCACTAGCTTATGCCAGAGTGTAGATGAGGCCATACCACGATCTGGCGCAACCGCGGTGCTACACACCGATTGCCGTTATTACATGGGCATGGATCTGCAATACAAGATTGTTGGATTCGGTAATGATATGCGCATAAAGTACAACAGGCCGCTCAACTTTGTGTATGCACCTACACCCACAATGGTAACACACCAGCGTGATGATCAACTGCGTGAACCAAGTGCACTACCAATGACTGTGGTGGACAAGGAGCTAGCAGATGACAAAGCTGACGACACTGTTGTGACCCCGGAAGATATACTGCGTGAGGTAATGCAGATGCGCGGCACTCGCACGTCAACGTTATTCAGGGGAAAACCACCCACAAAAGCACCGCCTGTCCGGTACCACGATGGTGACGTTTTGACTGTGACCGCCGCCCGTGATGATGTGCGCCAATCTGTGGTCCAACTAGCCCAGGAAGGTGGTGGTCCGGGACCCACCAGCGGTGAAAATCTACTGTGTGGTGCTCATGCGATACAGATGGCGCTAGAATTCGCAGGTCACCCCAACCACATAACAGTAGAACAGTTGGAGGATGAGCTGCGCACTGCCGTGCTCGATGCACCCGTGGATGATGACTCGGAATTGCGGAGTGCAAACAATTTCACGGCAGATCAATTGGGCAGAGCAGCTAATCGACACGGGTATAATCTGACAGTCGTGACAGGGCAAGGCAAAGGTGCCGCAGTGGCATACAGCGCAACGGAGCTGGTCGGTGCACCCCACCTTGTTGTGTTCAACTTCGGAGGCAATCACTGGGAAGGTCCAGTCCGGCAGGGTAAGCGTCATGCAATACGAGTAGACGGTCAAGATGCAGGTACGCCAGCGGTGGAAGCGGCACGAGCCCGGTCCCAGCGTGGCAGCGTGTTTGAGAAGACCGTGAACCGTCGACGTTAAATCATAAACAATAAATAGTTAATTGGTATTACCGGTTAATCTATTGCCAAATTGGCGCCAGTAGCAACACACTCGCAAGCTACGCCACAGTCTGTACAGCACTGCTGCCCAGAATGTCGCCAAATTAGGTATTTAAGGAGAACCCTTAAATGGCACTCATGAATGTGAACAAGTGATTTGGTTCGAAAATACTTGTGTAATTGTATTACAGTTATACGAGGCCGGATAGGCAAGCTAGCAGCAGTTCGGTACTACCGTGGTGTTGCAAACCGCATAAGGTATTAAAGTCCCATGACTTTAATGGCG